TACCAAGGATCCCTGATATCACAACACAATCTAACTCACCTTCACAAACAACAATGTTTGGTGCATCAATCATTACATCGGCTACGTTGTATAGATGCAACTTCTGTCCTGTTGGCTGACCATACTTGGGTTTGCCATCATCAATTCTTCTAAACTTTACCGAGGTACATACACCTAATGCGGTGACGTAAGGTATTGATAGCCAACCTTGGTATGCCTCGTGACCAGGAATAGTATCTTTGACTGTACCCAACATATATTGCTGGGCAATCTCTTTAGATATCCCACGTCCTGCGAGGTACGCTACGGTTGCCTCGTCTATTTCCTGACTGTAATGCGTTACCGCTTCCAGTAATGATTTCAACTGCCCTTTTGACTGCATCCTTGAACTCCAAATTCTCCTTCTCCATCACTACATTGACAGAGTTGCCTCCCTTACCGCACGTATGACAAAAATATAAGTTGTCGTACGTATTCATAACTGCGCTACGCCGTGAATCATCGTGGATACAACACTTCACGCTTGCGCTTTTGCCTTCTCTTACTTCCCCTCCATAATGAGAAACAATAGTTGTTATGGAGATTGAGTTTGCATCAGAGGAACCTTTGCTCCTCTTTTTACGAACCACCCTGGACCAGTCTTGTGCTGGCATCCGCAATCTCCTTCACACTTCTCGTGAAAATCTATGGCTAAGTCAGCCTTACCAATGGTGTTGTGGTGACCTGCCCACTTACAATTAGGACAAATCATCTGGCTGTGCCTCTTCTTCCTTCTGTTCTACTACTGTTGGTTCCTCTGGTAATTGTACTTCCTGTAGTTCACCAGTCCAGATTTTACTGGTGGTGATATCTCCTTCTGGTGTTGGCATTACTTACTCCTTAGTATCTATTGCTTGTTAGTCTTTCTAGTAAGCGTTCAAGAACCTTTACTTCTATCTTGAGTTCTTCTATTTGTTGTACTAATTTTTTATTAGTAGTCTCAAGTCTTTCTATTTCTTTCAGTAACCCAGGATTATTATCTACATACGTAGTAATGTTATCAAGTGGCATTACTTACTCCTGTCTATTAGCCATTGATCTAAGTCTTGGATTACCCAAGACTTCTCTACTCCGTGTTGTCTGCGTTTGACTATGACGAAAGCCAGAGGATTCGCAACAAGTCCTCTAGCCTTCGCATAGTTCTTTGCTTCTACCTGTGCTTCGTCCCAGAAGGCAGGAAGATTGATTGACTTGCGGTTCTTGCATTCTAAAATATAGGTCTGACCTGCGATTATAGTTACGATATCACCTTCGTCGTTGCTCCCCGCTTTGGCGAGACGCTCAGCGAAGTGACCAAGTTTGCGTAGATACTTCATAACATCAGTCTCGAACTTCGATCCCTTTTGTTTGTTATAACTACTCATCGTGTCACCTGTAAGTTAGAATGCAGATAAGCCCTACCTTGTGCATCAGAGTCTCCGATCTGACACGCAGCAAAATTGACGAACAAGGTTGCCCACCGTGAAGCATCAGCATAGTGAGGACCAAACCGATTCTTCACGGCAGCAACTCGTAACATACCTTGAGAAGGATCATAACCCAAGGTAAGTATCACAGCAGGTAATTGACTTACCTTGCCGTGTATTGCACGACGCGGAGGAGGCATCGAAGGGGATCCGTATTCGCTCTGCTCTGAAACGTGGTGGAGGACAAGGACACACGCCTCAGTTTTGCGAGCCATATCGTGCAATTCCATCATTATTGCTCGCAGACCAGCCCATTCGTTATCTGTTTCTGCAGCAACGTTCATCAAGTTATCTATGATGATAAGTTCAGGCGCTACTCCATAAAGTTCTATGTAAGCCTTGATCTCCATCTCAATATCATCCAGCGATGGACTTGAATCAAAGACCCACTGCAAGTTCTCCATATCACCAAAGTGTTCTCGATAATAACTCGGATCATTTTCCAAGTTCTTTTCGACAGTTACTTGTGCGTGACCTGATAGATGAGCAGCAGCCCTTATAGTTACAGTAGTTGTATCGGTATCAGCAGAGAAGAATAGTGTTGGTACTTTTGCTTTGATAGCATAGACCAGAGCAAACATAGACTTGCCTGCATTGGGTGCAGCAGCAACCATACAGACTTGTCCACGTCTGAATCTCACATTGACATCTCCAGTTACAAGAGAACGCCATACGTCAGGAAGTGGTGTCGCTTTTATATGCGTACCACTCCAAGCACGTTGTAACTTAAGCACTCTTGTCTCTCTCTTCTCTTGGAAGAACGATGCCTCGTCTCCTCCTGATTTTTACACGGTCATATCCTGTAAGACCGCCCCATATTCCAAATCTTTCCTTTTGGATTCCCCATTCAGCGCATTCAATTCGGTGACGACAGTTTCCACAGATACGTTTAGCGATACTGACATCGTGATCTTTTCCGACACCAGATAAATCTTCTGGGAACCAGTATTCTCCACCGACTTCTGCACATAGCGGAGCCTCGTAATCACGCGGCTCTCGCATATGTTTATGCCCAGATCGTGTTGCAACGTGGCGTTACGCCTTTAGCAGCAGCACACATCCAGCCCTTCCAAGGACCCTTTGCTGAGACACCTTCGTTGTAACGCATTACACCGTGAGCACACTGTGGCGCTTCGTTTGCTGGCAACTGCGTTGCCTGCTGTGGTGCCGATGCTCTTACTGGCGCACTATTGTAAACGGGAGTAGGTGCTCCAACGCTTTTCAATGATTGTTCTACTGACAAGATGAGTGGTGCTAGATCTTGAACGTTTGCCAATAGTGTTTCAATCTCGGCCTGATTATCGCCATAGATATTTACCATCAAGCCATTCTTTGCGCTGTAATTTACTTGTAATTTTGTTTGTTCGTTTGCTGACATTACTTGCCTCCGTTAAGTTTAACACTGAGTCGTGTTGATTCTTTGCCTTCTATTACTGGTAGATAACCAAGGGCTTTCTCAACCGCTTCTTTATCTACGCTCTTTGAACCTGCAACCGTAGTCCATTTGACTTGGATCCCAGAAGTTGTAACACCGAGTAATCCAGCGAGACTCTCTTTGAGAGCATCCTTTCGTTCGGATAGTTCTTTAATTCTAGCATCGAGTTGCAAATACTCCAAAGCATTTTTATCTGCTTCAGAATCTTCAATGATTGGATATTCAGTTTTTGTAAGTTCTTTTTTTATACCAACGCATCCCATCTCGCCAGACTGATCATAGTACTTGCAATAAAACTTGCAGTAATTTGCGTCTCGTTCTGGTTCTGGCGCTGTCTCGGAAGTCTTGACACCTTCAAGCCAGTCAAGGGCTTCAAGCGCGACGGACTGATCATAGGGTTCGCTATGAACCTTCACATCGCGCTCGTCACCGTCTCGTGGTATTGCCACAAGATGCACATTGTGGACCTTCCCCAATCCACTTTGATCTATGAGGTATCCGTAAGTATGCACCTGCCAGCGTTGCTGGAGGCTTGGAAAATAGGCAAGGTTTTTAGCCTTGACTGTCTTCCAATCAACTACATCTCCAGTAGAAGGGATGTAGAGATCTACGTGTGCTTTCATACCGTTATGTTCCACGGTCTGCTCAATGACAACATCCTTGTTGTCCTCTAGCGCCTTCTCAATAGCACCGTGAATGGCTGTTCCCATAATGGCAGCCAACTTCATTTCATTGTGGTTAGTTTCTGGCTGGTTATTTAATTTGTACCAAACCTTACGACGGCAACCACCTAATTCTGAAGGACCAACCTGGACCTGTGTAGAACGTGGTCTTTTATTCTCACGTTCGTGTAAAGCATTGATAAGTAATTCTTTTGGGTCAAACATTAGAACGGTTTCCTCCATCTTGTGACCGTTACATTGAAGAATAAGAAATTCAACATAGTGATTCTAGCAATATCAATCTTACAATTCAAGTCTTCAAACATTACATATGAATCAAATCCAAAAGCAAAGTTAGTCCAACGAAACGAGTTCATATGAACCGTAGTTCTCTTACCTATATCCCACTGCATTAGTACTCCCTCTCTTGAGTAACCAACTGTATGGGCGGGCAGGAATTGATGTCAAGTAAGCAAGCGATTTGAACGGCACGCTCGGCGTGTTGCTCTACATTGCCGATAGTAATGCGACCCAAGCGATCATAAAGATAACCAATAGCAAACTGGCCACCGCTACCAAGTCCGTAAATCGCGGAGTCTGATTGGATGAAAGAAAGGTCCGTCGCAATATGGAAGAGGTTGCCATTAAACGAAATAAGGTAGTCGAACCCTGATTCTTTTTCTTTCGACGCGTCATACGGTTCATATCCATTCTCCTTAAAAGCCGTGAGTATTGATGGCAGTACCTTCTTGCCCATCCACTGTGTCGGATCCGCCCCTTTGTATACTGGTGGGGACCAGTTATAGGTAAGGATGTCACCAGGACGTGAGTCGCCCGTGATCCCTAGTAAGTATTTACCGACGTGGATAATTTTTGGAGTGGAGGTACTAATGGTCCTTAGGTTATCTTCAGTAATCTGGCTGTCTGCTGCTAGAACCGCTAGGTTCTCTAACTGGATACCTACAAGAGTTGTCATAATGGAATATACTACTTCAAAACATCGGCGTGTCGCGCAAGCGACACTCTTTCAAACGGCTACAATATGAGCCGTGAGGCGAATTAACGGTAGGGGCGCAGAGCGCCCTGGTAGGCAGTCTATGCGGTTCCGTCTACCAAGGCTGCCAAAATTACCACCAATACAGGCAGCAGATCTTAGAGAACTTGGTCCTGTCCACCAATGCTCCTGCGGTTGTACCACCTTCAATATCCTAGCCCAGTTTGATGATTATGAGATGGCTTGGTGGTTCCTTGATGGAACCTGTGTCAACTGTGGAAACTTAGTTCGGGTTCCTTGCCCTGTTGATAAAGAAGAGTCAATCTAAGTAAAACGACTTTGAGTTGAGCCGTTTTGTTTGCGGCTCTAGGCAATCACCCTACCCTACCGTGAAAGTCCCGTAACTCGCCTTAAAACCACCCTTAAAAGGGCATAAAAAAAGAACCCCCACCCCGTGAAGGGTGAGGGTATTTGCTCGCAGCGTCTCTAGAAACTAATTATCTGCAGCCTCGTCGAACTTCAAGCCGAACTCTGTCTCAGTGCGATCTGCCCACTTAACTACAGGGGCAGTAAGACCACCAATGAGGATGGCATATTCAGGAGCAATATCGGTAATCAATGCGATTCCCATAGTTGCAGCCGATGCTAGGACAGCGCGGAGGTATGACTTGAGTGCAGCCTTGAACTCTTTGCTCTTTAATTTCTTCTTTAGTTTCTTCATTACTTGCCTTTCTTGTGGACAGGGCAGGTCTTGCAGGTACAGACCAGCACTGGTTTCTTCTTGGGTTTGACAGCCAGGACAGATGTCAACTTCCCAATCTTTGTAGGCTTACCAAGGAATGCCAGCCAAGGGCTGGTGTCATTAGCCTTAGCAGGCTTGATAGATATATGGATATGAGATGTGTGTGGGTTGCTTCCCGTATACTTCTTAACGCCTGTGCTCTTCTGCCATATCTTACGGTTGAAGATTATGTACTTGACTCGTGGGTCTTTCTGTAACTCTTTGAAGATTACAGCCCCATCAATCCCATTCTTGGGGTCGTGAGTCAGGTCTGCTGCCAGACCTGTGTTGTGGTCTGAGTCAGGATTTGCTGCTAAATGAGCCTTGCTTGGCAGTAGGCCATCCGAGGCTTTCTTTCGCTTGGGAGCAAGAGCAGTTGCCTGACGTAGAACGGCAAGTGCTGCAGGTGTTGCACGTTTTGCAGCGAATTTCATTCGTCACTTCCTTATTGCTTCCTTGACTAAATCTGTAAGTAATTGTACTTGCAAGTCAAGATGATTGACTTTATCTTTCAGCGATGACCCACCATTGGGCTTGAGTTCTGTCAGATAGTGTTTAACTAGCCATCGTATTGATGTAGCAAATGCTGCGACGATGGTAGTTACTGCAACGGCTATTCCAGCCCAGTCAGCAGGGGTCATTTCTGGCTCCTTATAGTTTAGATTGATCTGATAGTGACCATTAGCATTCCCCCGAATCCAGAGAAACGCTTATCACTTGGTGTGCGGTTGATAAAGTCCATCTCTTCGATGAGACCTACATATACTTCTCCAGTTCTAAAGTCTTCGACTCGAACTGTATCTCCTTGATTCTCAATAGATTCAAGTGCAACCATACGACTGTATGCAGCACCGTCATATCCTGATTCAACTCCGAACTTATCTCGCTCGTGGTCATAGCAGAATAGTGGGTACTGGATTAGGCGCTGGCGTGGTACAGCAGGCAGAGCCTTGACTTGATAGCCAGTAAATAATGGACCCTTAGTACTGTCAGTATCATTTCTGGTCATAGTGAACTTGAAGCCAAGATACTGGTGAGCACCCACTGGATAGGGAACTCCAACCTCTCCCACTGTGGCACCTTGCACAAAGGAACCGATTGCATATTCGACTCCATTTTCTGCGATGGAATCAATAGCAAGGCCACCATTTGTGGCATCAAAGCGAGGTTGCAAGAGTTTGAATATCTTATTCTCTAGAGTGTTGTAACGGATATAACCTGTCTGTAAATAACCAGATGGTACGAGTCTTGTATTGGATTCGATGTAGATAGAACCATTGCTATCTGTGTAGTTAGTAGTGAATGCAAGGCGATCTGTTCCATTGATGAAAGCACAAGCAGTAGTCTGTCTTCCTGTTACTCCAGCGTAGTAAGTATCCCAAGCATAAGGAAATACAAGAGGAGCAACTTGAGTTCCAAGGTCAATGCGAGTTGTACCTGGTTCTCCATCTACGTTAGTTGCACACCAGACGTATCTATCACGGGCAGCAAAGTCATAGACAGGCTGCTCTGATTCGAAGTTCAATGGGCCATAGGCCAATGATCCATCATCAGATACTGCCGCTACACGCACACCCTTGTTTGTACCAATGAGCATATAGCCAAGGTAGTAGTAGATTCGGAAGATTAGTTCTCCGCTAGGCATCTCAGCAGCAGTGATAGCACTAGACAAGGTAGGCATAGCACCCGCTGTGGTGAGGGTAAACTTCTGGATATTGGATTGTGACCCAGAGAAACCCGTTATATAGATAGCAGCACCAGATGAAGTGATGCTGGTGTAACTGAAGTCATCTACTGGGTGGGTATAAACAGCAGTCGGTAAGGCTGAGGCATTGG